CGTCGGTCTGATTCCCAAGGAGGTTGTGACGACCGAGGATTTCGGTCAGTTCAGCCCGGATGCAATTCTGTCCGGCCAGAGCTTCCTGGACCCGCGTGCCCAGATTGGCTTCCCGGAGACGATCGGCGGTAACCTGCGTAACGCCAACCGGGACGTTCGGTCCGAGCCGCCGAACCCCCGCGAGGCCGTGAGCATCTTCAACCTGTCGACCATCCCGCCGGATACCATGCGCCCGAAGTTTGAGATCCAGAACGAGTACAAATAAAGAAAACACACCCGAATAAAATAGATGGCGTCCGGTGGTATTAAAGACATTATGACCGAGTGGCTCGAGCTGAAATCACAGTTGAAGTCGGCCCGGTCAGACATTAGCGTGCTCAATAAACGTGAAAAGGAACTCAAGACGGCCGTCCAGACCTTTATGAAACAAGAGTCGACCGATGGCGAAAAGGTCGAGGTGAAGATCCACGATCACAAGGTTTCTCTTTCATCTAAAACGAGCCGCGGTAGTATAACAAAAGAAGTCATCCAGGAAGGTCTTCGGACATTCTTCGGTGGTAACGAGGCTCAGGTCGAAGGCGCTTACCAGGCCATCGTCGACGCTGCTCCCCTAAAGGAGAGAGACACTCTTTCTGTAAGAAAATGGGCCTGAACAACGAATACCGCGACGACGCTCTGTACGCCGACGAGACGATCGATCCTCACGAGAACGACGACGACCCCGACGATCGCGAAATTCTGCTCGACCCAGAGACGTGGCACGATTGGCACAGTGAGGACCTGCTCAACATGTGGATGGGCATGCAGGCCTATTTGGCCGATCGTGGGATGACCACGACCCTCATGAACTCGGCCCGGTTCAACGACTTTTGCGAGTTTGTTCGTTTTTTCTCTGTGTAGACAGTAAAAGAAAGATGCCGATCGATATCACCGGCCCCAAGGTTCTCACGCCAGCTGTTCTGTTTGCGCTCCTGACCCCAGGCCTGCTCCTGGCCCTGCCGTCGCTCAGCCTGCTGCCCGGCACCGGCTTTTACGGCATGCAGACTGTGTTTGTGCACGCGGTGGTGCTTTCCCTTGTGTATTTCATCCTGGCTCGCTTCGTGCTGAAGCTGTCCCTCAAGCCGGCTGACCTCATCGTGCCGGCTGTTCTGTTTGTGCTCCTGACGCCCGGCGTCCTTCTGACTCTGCCCCCGGGTTCCGCAGGTGTTTTCCGCTCCGGCCAGAGCTCTCTGCCGGCGGTGGGCGTCCACGCCCTCGTGTACGCGATCGTGTTTGCTTCCCTTCGTGGTCAGTTCCCGGCCGTGTACTAAAAAACGGTGCGTCGGTGAACATTTCCTTTTTTAAATCAAAATTCTAGATGAGGCATCTCGTCATAGGCCCAGGTGCCATGGCGTATTTTGCCTTTGCGGGCGCGCTCAGTGCACTGAAAGACCTCGGTGCACTCAACGATCTCGAAGAAATATCCGGTGCGTCAGCCGGCGGTATACTCGCCTTTATCTACGTGGCGTCAAAAGGCGACACGCGCAGGCTTCTCGATTATAGTCTCGGGATACCCATCGGCGATGCGATGCGACCCAACATCAAATCGCTCCTTCGGTCATTCGGGCTCGTGGCCATCGGGAAGATCCGACGGCACATCGTAGGCGTCGTGCGCGAGTTTCTCGGTCGGACCGATATAACGTTCCGTGAACTCTATGAATTCTGGCCCGTGAAGCTCTACATGTCGGCGTGTTGCGTCGAGACGTCCACGACGCACTACTTTTCGGTCGATTCGGCGCCCGAGATGTCGGTCGTCGATGCGCTCTGTATGACGGTCGCCGTGCCTTTCTTGTTCGAGAGCGTGAGGCACGGGCCGTGGCACTATATCGACGGCGGTACACTCGAAGAGACGCCGTGTAATCCCTTTATCGGGCGGGATTCCGTGTGCGTCATACGCATGGATACATGGACGTACGGCACCGACGTCAAGGACCTCAAGTCGTACGTCACAAAGATGCTCGGGTGTGTCATGGGCCTGCGTCAACAATACAGAATGTTTCCGACCGTACTTTTGAATGTCGATAATATTTTTGATTTCAAGGCTTTGCGTGAAGCCAAGATGCGGATGTTTGTACAGGCTTACTTATCATGTACGAACAACCCTCCTCGAGTTTCCATCGATCGAGCTCAAACGCCCGAGTCAGAACAGCACACAGATCCATCACATCTTGGGCCGGAGTGTGTTTCTGAGGCTCGCGACCTACAAACAGACACAAGTCGCGAAGTTTCGACGATACATTCCCCGCCTGAGAATACGCCGCCCAGAACTGAGGACAGCGACGCGTCAGAATCTGTTGCGTACAGTGACGCGTGACCGATTTCCAGCCCTTCAGACGACAGCACGAACTCGGGTACGCCTTTGTGTCCTTTGTAAATAGCCCCGCGCCGATACGTTTGTCGGTCAGTGACAAAAACTCAATGTCGTTATCGATCGAGTGACCGAGCCACTGACCGCCATCCGCCGACACATCCTCGAGAAACTTTTCGAGCGCATCTTTGAAATTCATCACAAAAATTTGCTTCTGTCCGAGTTCGGCCGCGTCAAAGCACACACCGGCGAGTTTCTTCTTCACGTCGTCCATTTCGCGAATGGACGGGTCGAGGAGTACATCCCGAATCACAATCGTCGTCACGGGGCCGTGCGACACGCGCGTCACCCGATCGTACATGGGATCGACGCCGCGACGGTTGTTTTTGGACCAGCCGTCATTGATGATGAACTCGACCGCGACATAACTGAGCGAGTGGACGAATCCTTGGATCGTAGACTCGAAATCAGCGATGATCATTTTGGGCTACCTGTACAGGCTCTGATTTTTTTATGTGCACAGAGTAATGTCACGTGAAAACACAACCACGAACAGCCTTTCCGCAAATCGTCGTTCCAAACTTTTCAATATGTACAAAAAAAGTTATGGAAAGATAGGGGTGTCTTTTAATTCGGCAAATGCTATGCTTAATTATTACAAGCGTGCGTTGATATTCAAAAACAACAAAGGCAATAACAGGGGTGCTATCATGTATTGGCCCAACCCGCGCGGAAAAAAGGTGGGCCTGGTCTTCGGAACAAATTCACAGTTCCAGAAAACAGTCACTATACCGGCCTTAGCGAATCTACTGGCAAAGAACGGATGGTACAGTGAGATATCGGATGCCGTAGAGCACCTTCTCAGAAGGAATTACAAATTATCTCCAATTACAAATGCAAACACGGTCCGCCGAGTTTTGGGAATCGAAAAACTCAATGTTAAAAATAATGGATCTTATTCGCGGAACATTGCAGGACTCGGGCAGCACACCAAACGTCTGTACGGTAAGCCTATTAGGATTATAAGCCGGTTATGAACGATTTTTTACACCAAGCGAAAACTCTTTTCGTGTCCAAGAGTAAATGAACACCCGTCGTGCGCTACTTCTTTCGATCCTGGCCCTCGTCGCACTATATCTCATGTACGTCGCGGCGCGCCCGCCCGTCCGCGTCCAGGCTGACGCCGACCAGAAGAATATCCCGGGTTTTTCCATCACGTCTACTGACGTTTTTGCCGCATAAGTATCAGCATCAGACCGAGCACAAGTGCAAACGCAGCGCCGACAAACATTTTAGATTTATCCTGGTCTGCAACAGGGACCGGGAGACTCGTCAGCCGTTCAGGTACATCCGGTATGAGCACCGTGTGTACCCGCAGCGTAAAAGAATTCGTATCCAGACCGTTGAACGCCAACGGATTCCCATTCAGGTCGAGCCACCGTACGGTCAGGCGTTCGAGTGAATCGAGACGGGACGGAAACTCGATCGACATGGCATAGTCCGTCTGTTCTTTGAATGATTTGAAAGAACCGCTCGAGACATCCATCGGTATGAGTGCAAAGGATGTACCGGCCGTCGTACTCATCGTCGTCCGGACGTTACTCGACGTGACCAGACGCCGCGCATCCATAGTTGTCGGTGTTCTGAATTCGGCAATGTCGAGCCAGATGTGTTCGTTCGGACTCAGGTTTATAATACTGGACGACCGTACGTAGTTTGCGGCCGTGCCGTACGTCGTATGGTTCGCGTACGCCGGATTCGATGCGACTGCCAGGGCATCAGTTGTGCCGACCGGAAGACCAAGAAGTTTTGCAATTTCGGACGTCAGACACGTCACGGATGTGAGTGTGCCGTAAAATATAAATCGACCTTCGGCACACAAGTACCCGAGTTTTGTACCTGTGACTTGGCTAGAAGCATTGAATTCGTTGACGAGCGACGTCGTCGAGTAGAACCCCGGGTTGAGCCAGACGTTCGATGTACCGACCGTGAGGACATTTGACGTTCCGGTCAGGTTGTACATTGTGTTTGGGACGACGGCCGAAACGAGGTCGACACGGGTTACATTTTTTACCGGATTTGTGAGATGGAGCGTGTACGTATTTCCGGAAGGGTACAGGGTCGCGTCACGCTGGGTCGAATCTGCATAGACGATGAACGTCATCTATAGAAATCCGAGATTATTACCGTATGGCGAAGTCGCTCGTGTGTACCCATGCGCGCCAAATTTGGAACGAGCTCGGTCCGGGCCTGTCCGAACGTATGTATCACAATGCGATGGAGGTTTGTCTCCGTAAAAGTTTCCTGGCGTACGAAACCGAACGTATCATGACTGTGAGTTTTGACGGACACGTTCTGGGGAACCTG